AAAGCAACCCATTCGGAGACCCATCATAAGTTATGTTAAATTCATCATACTACTATAATGGAAATCTTAAAAAGATTGTGGCGGTGTTTGGCACAATCTTTAACGACGTTTCTATCGCGAAAAAGGTAAACGGCAAAATGACTGGCATTCAACGAGTGCCAATTTCATACGGACCAAAACAAAAATTTTTAGCGCGACTGTCTAGCATGCAAAATGAAGAGTTTGGAGACGTTGCAATCAAGCTGCCTCGTATGAGCTTTGAAATTACTTCGATAGCCTATGACTCAACAAGCAAACTAAATAA